TGGTCAAGCCGCCCGAGCAGGGGCTGATCGTGCCGCGCAATTCCCTGCTGATCACGCTCGATGAAGCGCGCCAGGCGCAGATGCGATAAGGAGATGCGACCGAAAGTCTATGCCATTCAAACCGGGAGCAGATCCCAATCGCGGACATGGTCCCGCACCCGGCACGGGCGGTCGGCCGACCGAAGCCGCACGCGATCGCGCGCGCGAGCTCATCAAACGCAAACAGGTCCTCGAGCGTCTGGCCGATGCGGCCGGCAAGCAGAAGCCCAACGTGCCCGCCGCGCGCCTGCTGCTGCAGGTCGCGCAGCTCTTGAGCGAGAAGGTGGTCTTTGAGCAGTCGAACCTCGAAGACGTCACGGACCAGGAGCTCGAAGCGCGGGCGGAAGCCATCCACTCGAAAGTCCTCCAATTCCGCAAGCGCAGCGCCGGCGGACGAGGCGCCGCGTGAGACCGAAGCTGCCCTGGTCCGCGAGCTGTCGGCGATCGAGCGCGAGTGCGATCGCCGTTTCTACGAGCGCGACTACCTGGCCTTCGCGCGGGAGGCCTGGCAGGTGCTCGAGCCGAGCACGCAGTTCCTGGTCAGCTGGCATCACGAGCTCGTGGCCGAATACCTCACGCTTGCGGCCGCGGGGCAGATCCGCCGACTCATCCTCAACATCCCGCCGCGCTTCACCAAGTCGCGCCTCGCGACGGTGCTGTGGCCGTGTTGGCTGTGGGCGCGCCACCCCGAGACCAACTGGATCTTCGGCAGCTACGCGAGCGAGCTGTCGACCGATCACTCGCGCGATCGCCGCACCGTGCTGCAGAGCGAGTGGTATCAGCGCCTCTGGGGCAGCCGGGTCGAATTCGCGGCCGACCAGGACCGCAAGACCGTGTACCAAAACTTGAACCGCGGCACGATGTTCTCGACCTCGGTCGGTGGCACGGTGCTCGGCATGGGCGCGGACTTCATCGTCGTCGACGATCCGCACAACCCGCGGCAGGTGCTGTCGGATGTCGAGCGCCTCGAGGCCGGGCGCTGGTTCGATCAGCAGCTGTCGACGCGCCTCAACAATCCGGCGACCGGCGTGATCGTCGTGATCATGCAGCGCCTGCATGAGGACGATCTGACTGGACACGTGATCCAGCGCGGCCAGTGGACGCACGTCTCGCTGCGCGCCGAGGCGGAAGAGGACGAGACGATCGTGTTCCCGCTCTCGGGCCGCGTGGTGCAGCGCAAGCGTGGCGACGCGCTGGATCCCGCGCGGTTTCCGAAGCCCGTGCTCGACGCGCAGCTCGCCATCATGGGCTCGTGGGCCTACGCCGGCCAGTTCCAGCAGCGCCCCGTGCCGCTCGGTGGCGGGATCTTCAAAGAGATCTGGTTCAAGGACCGCTGGACGGTGCTGCCCGAGCGCTTTGAGGAGCTCGTGCAGTCGTGGGACTGCGCCTTCAAGGAGACGAAGGACGCCGACTTCGTGTGCGGCGGCTTGTGGGGCCGGGTGGGCGCGAAGTTCTACCTCATCGACCAGGTGCGCGAGCATCTGAGCTTCACGCAAACCTGCGCGCGCATCGCCAAGCCCGAAGGCAAGTACGCCGATCTCTGGAAAGCCGCGACCTCCAAGCTCATCGAGGACAAGGCCAACGGCACCGCGGTGATCGACACGCTGAAGTCCCGCGTGACCGGCGTGATCGCCGTCGAGCCCGAAGGCGGCAAGGAGTCGCGCGCGCAAGCCGTCGCCCCGCTCGCCGAAGCCGGCAACGTGATCCTGCCGCATGACGATCTGTTCCCCTGGGTGCGGGCTTACGTCCACGAGCTCTGCGCGTTCCCGGGCGCGGCCTACGACGACCAGGTCGACCAGACGACGCAGGCGCTGCACCGCATGAAGACCGGCGCCGCGAGCGCGGCGAACTGGACGCAATTCACGCAGAGCCAGGTGCTGGGCGACGCGGCGATCGTCGCGAATAAGGCCCGCGGCACGGTCCGGACGCGCGGATGAGCGGCAACGACTGGGCGGCCTTCGCCAAAGAGCAGGCGCAACGTGCGCACGGGCTGCGGCTCTTCGGCCAGCCGCCGGCCGAGCTCGCGATCGACAAGGCCTGCCCCGATTGCGGCAGGAGCGATCGCTGGGTGCGGATCCAGGTCTTGGGCGAGACGCCAGGCTGCAGCGGCGTGCATGAGCGGCCGGCCGCCGGCAACCCGTGCCAGTGCGGCCGCCTCGAGGTCGCGCATCGACCTGAGGAGTGGGGGCAGATCTGCGCGATCCCGCCGCAGCGCGCCGGCGTGAAGATGCAGTGCTACAACTGCGGCGCGCAGTTCACCTATCGCGATGTGCCTTTCGATCCGCGCGAGCAGTCGCCGCGGACGAAGCGGCTTCACGACGACGCAACGATTGGGAGACTCCCGCTATGACGTGGTTCACGCCGGCCGGCCTTGTGGCATTCATCCTGGCCTGGCTGTTCGTCGGCTGGCTGGGCTTCGGCTTCTCCGTCCGCAGCAACGACGTCACCGAGGAGAACTGGAAGCGCATCATCGTCACCTGGCTGACGCTGTGGCCGATCCCGCTCGCGCTCGAGATCCTGAGCGCGCTGTGCCGGGCGGCGATCACCGTCTTCCATCGCGACCACGGCCTCCTGACGAAGTGGCTGCTCGTGTTTCGGCGCTCCTTCACGGTGCGCTTTCCCACGCGGCGCACGACCGTGGTGCCGCAAACCCCCAAGCAAGGAGTGAGCTGATATGTGGAAGCTCGAACAGCGCCCGCGCTACTACGACGACTGGTGGCTGCGGAGCAAGGGCCCCTCGAGCAGCTACCCGTCGTTCGAGGAGGCCGCGAAGTATGCCGCCCAAGGCGAGCATCCGGAGTTTCGGCGTGAGGTCGGCGGCGTGTGGGTCTACGTCGACGAGGCGACCGGTCACGTCCACACCGCGGACCTGAAGCCTGCCTGGCGGATCAAGGCCGGCGTGAGCGAGACGGGCGTGCAGGAGTACGACGTCTTCGACTCTGCGGAGGACGCCGCAGAGAAGGCAGCGGAGGGCGAGGTGCCGGAGCAGATCCTGGTCCCGACGCCGCCCGGGGCGGAGATCGTGCCGCGCGGGACGGCGGACATCACGCCGCCGCCGGCGGGCGAGAAGGAGCTGCTGCAGAAGCAGCTCGCGGAGTTGTCGGCGCGCTTGGCCAGTCTCGAGCGTGGGTCGGCGTGACCGACACGTATCACCCCTATCCCGGCAAGATCATCTCCGACTTCGCGACGCTGAAACGCGAGGGGAAGAAGGGGAAGCCGATCTGGGGGGCAGGCGATTACCGCGGGCCGAACACGACGTTCACCTTCGACGGTGAGCGTCGTGCTCGGTTTGCGTGCGAGGTCTGCGGGACGGAGAACCTGCTCGAGCTGCGATCGCAGGGCGCGTATCAGCGCGGCTACTGCAAGGGCAGGAAGTGTCGGAAGGTCACCAACCAGGAGCGTGTGCGATGACCTGGGCGCTCAAGGCCTCGAGCCTTGGTGGGCGTGGCTTAAATGACGGCGAAGCTCCCTCGGGCGGAGTGACGGCCTCCGCTGGCGGTCGGATCGCAGTCGGGACGACAAACCGTATCCCGGTCCGGCTCATGGCAGGGGCCACGTCTGCTCCAGGTCGTTCACAATGACCGCGGCATTGGTCGCGTTGGCGGCACTGATGGCGTCGCCCAGCGGCGGGACGATGCGGCCCCGCCAGTACGAGTTGTCGAAGGCGGAGCGCAAGCGGAAGGCGAAGGCCAAAGCGAAACGCAAACGCGAGAAGGCGTCGCGACGGAGGAACCGATGAAGTGTCCGCATTGCGGGAACGAGATCGAGCTGAAGGTCGCCGACTACGGTGTCGTCGTGTCGCCACCCATCGGTGAGGGGCAGATCGCGACGGCACGGGCGATGGTCGACGTCAAGCACGTCGCGCCCTGCCAGGATTTCCTCAAGGACCCGGTCGGGTCGGTGCTCGGTGGCTGACGCACCGCCGCTTACGTGGCAGCCGTGGCCGGTGCCCGAGAAGTTCGGCGGCGGCTTCCGTGTCGTGCTGGGTGAGCCGGACGACAAGCTCCTCGTCGGCCGGCAGATCGGCGCCGTGCCGGGAACGCTGACGTACAAGGAGGCGCAGGCTCTCGCGAAGACGATGAACCGGCTCGAGGCCAAGGCGCGCGCCGTCGCGCCGCAACCGGAGGCGACACATGGCTGACGCAGTCGTAATACGCGAACGCACGAGCAGTGGCTGGGGCGTCCGCAAAGCCAACGCCGTGCCGTCGATGGGCCGGCCGCAGCCCGCCATCCGCGACTTGACGGGCGCCCCGATGACGATCAGCGGCCCGGCCGGCAGCGCGGGCCGCGGCTGGATCAACTCGATCGCCGCGAGCACCTGGTACACGCCGGGCCAGCCGGTCGCGCCGCAAGCGCCGCCCGAGACGCCGTATCGCGCGCTCGACTACCCGGTCGGCATCAACATCATGTACGTCCCCCGCAGCGAGGAGGATCTCACCTACGCCCAGCTGCGCTCGCTGTCGGATCTGTGGGACCTGCTCCGCATCGCGATCGAGAGCAAGAAGAGCCAGCTCTGCGCGCTCGACTGGACGATCCGCCCGGTGAAGGGGCTGGGCGAAAGCGCCGCCGACTACAAGGCGCGCGCGCAGCGGGACGACGTCGCCGGCAAGGCCGAGCAGATCCGCCAGATCTTCGATCACCCGAACGGGATCGACAAGTTCGACGCCTGGCTGCGGCCGGTGCTCGAGGACCTGATCGTCATGGACACGATGGCGATCGTGCGCGACCAGCGCGCGGGGCGCACGACGTTCGAGTACATCGACGGCGGCACGATCAAGCGGCTGCTCGACGTCAAGGGGCGCACGCCCGAAGCGCAGGACGGCGTCGCGTTCCAGCAGATCATCAAGGGCGTCCCGGCGGGCAACTACACCGAGGCCCAGCTGTTCTATCGCCGGCGCAATCCGCGGCCGCACAAGATCTACGGCATGAGCCCCGTCGAGCAGATCGCCTGGACGGTGAACTTCGCGATCCGCCGCGCCATCTACAAAATGAGCTACTACACCGAGGGCAACATCCCCGAGGCGTTCATCCAGCTGCCGGCGGACTGGGGCCTCGACCAGATCCGCGCCTTCTCGGAGTGGTTCAACTCGCTGCTCGCCGGCCAGCCCGACGTGCGCCGGCGCGCGTTCTTCCTGCCGGGCGTGTCAGGCAAAGACTCCGTTATCCCGATGAAGCAGGACACGCTGAAGGACGACATGGACGAGTGGCTCGCGCGCGTGGTGCGCGACGCACTCGATCTCTCGCCGCAGCCGTATGTGCGCGAGATGAACCGCGCCACCGCGCAGGCGGGCCAGGAGGCATCGCGCAACGAGGGTATCGCGCCGTGGACCAAGTTCCTCAAGGGCACCTTCACCGACCTGATCCAGAACAAGGACACCGGGCTCGGGGAGACGGATTTCGAGTTCTCGTTCGCCAACGAGGAAGAGTTTGACCAGCTAAAGAAGGCGCAGCGCCAGGCGCTGCAGGTGCGCAACGCCATCAAGGCGGTGAACGAGGCGCGCGCCGAGAATGGCGACGATCCCGTCGAGGGCGGCGATCAACCCGGGTTCGCGACGGCGACCGGCTACGTGCCCGTCACCAATTCACAGGAGAAGGACGACACCCTGCTCGAGGGCATGCAGGGCCGCAACGACGCGATGCAGCAGAACGCGCAAGCGGGGCAAGCCGGCAAGCCGAGCGACGGCGGCGACAACCCGGGCGGCAAGAATCAGCCGGCTGGCAACGTGCAGAAGGTCACCGCGGCGGATGCGTTTGCGAGTCGCCGGCAGCGGCGCCGGGCCGCCCAGTTCCAGTCCGTGCTCGAGCGCTTCCTGCAGGAGCAAGCGCGGCGCACAGCATCGCGGATCGCGCCGGCCTATGACCAGCGTCGCGTAGCGAAGGCGACGACGGGCGAGCTGATGAGCTTCGTCGAGGAAGCGGGCGTGGAGCTAGAGAAGTGATCTGCGTGCCGATGCCCATCGCTGACGTCGTGAAACTCATTCGCGGCGATCTGTATGGCGTGGTCTGGCCGGTGACGACGTCGCTGCCTGTTGACCCGTTCGACCGCGAGGAAGCGTGGATCGCGAGCGGCGACGGCACAACGTTCCACGAGTTCATCTCTCAGCGCACCCAACCTTATCACGACGTCGAATCGCAGCGCCAGCTGCAAGACGTGGCGCTCAAGGCCAGCCTGCCATCTGCCTATCAAGGGCTGCGCAAGTGACGCCCCGCAAGCTGCTCGACGTGATCGACGCCTATCTCGCCGATCCGAAGGTGCCGCTCGATCAGCGCCGCGCGGTCTGGGACGTCCTGGTTGCGCTCCGCGGCCCCGATCGCAAGAAGGACCGCAGGACGATGAAGCACAGCGTCGCGGCCGCGATCCGCGCGCATGCCTTCCCGCGCACCGCGCGGTTTCTGGCGCGTGAGGCGAAGCAGGGCTTCCGGCCGAAGTTCGATCGGAAGGCGAGCCTGCGCGACGTCGCTGAGGACCTCCAGGACGGCGGCGGTCACTACCACACGCACGCCTGGCGCGCGCTCCTCGCGCTGTCGAAACACGGGCCGGACAGTCGCGACTACCTCGAGGGCATGGATTGATGCAGCCCGGCACGTATCGCGAGACGGCCGCCTGCCCCTACTGCGCCAAGCCGATCCATCGCGAGACGGAGGTGCTGGGTCCGTTCCTGCGCTGGCGCGTCCTCCACGACGAGCCGCACTGCTACGAATGGAGCTCGGGCACCGTGGACCCGGACCTCATTATCGACGCGCTCGCGGCCGCACCGATCGAAGCCTCCGCACCGCCGGCGAAGGCCTTCAACCCGATCCTCGGCTGGGTCCGGGTCCGCGGCACCGTCAAGGTCAACGCGATGCTGTACGACGCGGTCCTCGCGCTGCCGGAGCGGTGGGCGGAAGAGCAGCTGCCCCACTCCGAAGATCTCTTCGGGATGATGGTCAACGAGCGTTGGCTCGTGTCGAACTGGCCGCTGATGTGGTTTCGGCTTGACACCGCGCTCGGCCGTCCGCTCACCGCCGAGCGCCTGGCGGAGTTGTGAAGACGCCCAAGGCGGACGTCCACTACCGCGACGCCACCGACCTCGCGCGCTCCTGCCGCACCTGCTGGAAGTACCGCGGCTCGCCGCGCTCCTCGGGCTACTGCCTGCTCATCGCCGGCGACATCTCTCCCGACGACACCTGCGACAACTGGGCGGCGAAGCGCGTGCGCAAGGGCGACCCCCCGACGAGCGCGCTCGACCAGCTACCGAATCATCGACTCAAGTGGGACAAGGTCCGGATCTTCGTCTTCAACGCGAAAGGCGAGCTACTGGCATTGCGGCGCGGCCCGCACCGCCACCGCGTGGGCCAGTGGGAGATGGTGCAGGGCTCGATCGAGCCGACCGACGCCTCACCCGAACAGGCGGCGCTCCGCGAGTTCCGCGAGGAGACCGGCTACACCCTCGCGGACCTCGAGGACTGGACCCAGATCAGCGAGCGCACCTATGCGGCGAGTCTGGTGCCGGGCGCCGGCGTGCCCGACATCACCAAGAACCCCGAAGACCCGCCCGAGCACGACGCCGTGCGCTTCGGCAAGCCCGAGATCGTGCTGTCGTGGTTTGGGCGCACGGCGCTGAAGGGCGACGACGGGATGGCGAAAGCCGCGCCCGTCGACGACGTCGAGCGGATCCTGCGCGCCGTGGCCTGGGATGACTTCGACGCGCTGACGCGGCTGATCGCGCCGGGGCTCGGCGAGGCGGCGAGCGAGGGCGTGGTCCAGGGCTTCCAGGACCTGGGCGTGGCCGATGACGAAGCGTTCGCGCTCGCCAGCGCCGACGCGATCGACTACGCGCGGACGCGGGCCGCGGACTTGATCGACGACATCGTGCCGACGACGAGGAACGGGATCCGCGCGCTGATCGAGACCGCGCTCGTCGACGGCTGGAGCGGCGACCAGTTGGCGCAAGCGATCCAGGACTCGGTCGGGTTCAGCGCCGATCGGGCCGCGCGCATCGCGAGTTTCGAGCTCGCGGCCGCGAATACGCAAGGCAACATGGTGGCGTGGCGCCGCTCGGGTGTGGTGAAAGGCAAGCAGTGGCTGCTCGGCAACGATCACGACGAGGATGACATCTGCGACCAGAACGCCGACGCCGGCGTGATCCCACTCGACGCACTGTTTCCGAGCGGGGACGATGGGCCGCCGGCGCATCCGGCCTGCGCGTGCGTCTGTGTGCCGGTGCTGCACGAGGACGATGGCGACGCCTGAGATCCGGAAGGCGCTCGGGATCGTGGAGGCCGCGCGCCAGCGGCTGCTGCTGGCTGCGAACCGCACCACTGGCCAGGACAAGCGCACGACGACGGCGGGGGCGCTGTTCTACATCCGCGAGCACGTCAACGCGGTCGACGAGCTGCTGGCCGAGGCGGAGAAGGTTTTGCAGACGGCTGCACTCGCGCAACTCTAGCGCGGTATATATCGGTATATACCCGACGACGGGTGGGGGGCGCGTTGAGGTTCACGGCAACGTGAGCGCAGCAGCGGCGCGCAGACGCCGGATCGCCAGGTGCCGAGTCCAAAGGGCTGTGACACGGCCAGCCACGGCGGGATCCGACGACGGGAAGCGACCCGCCCCACCCGACCTCAGGCTTGCGTAGGAAAATCGTTATTCACATATTCACACCCGTGAGGTAGGACCACACAACTGAGGCCAGTGAAGCGCTTCGATCGCACTGCGGTCGGGGCGCTTTTTTGTTGCCCGGAGGTCCGAGTTGCCCGAGCTCGAGACGCTGACCACGATCGCCTTCGCGCCGCTCGTCAAGTACAACGTGGCGAACGGGGAGTTCGCCGCCGTCGCGGCCAGCGAGCGCGTCGACCGCGCCGGCGAATCGTTCGACTACGAGAAGTCGAAGCCGTACTTCAAGGAGTGGAGCGAGACCTTCCGCAAGCGCACCCAGGGCAAGAGCCTCGGCAACGTGCGCGAGATGCACAAGGCGGAAGCGGTCGGCGTCCTCAAGGCCATCACCTTCGACGACAAGAACAAGCAGATCCTCATCCGCGGCCGGATCGTCGATCCCGTCACCAAGCGCAAATGCGAAGAGGGTGTCCTGACCGGCGTGTCGATCGGCGGGAGCTACGTCGGCGATCCGGTGCCCGACGCCAAGGATCCGCGCGTGCTGCGCTACGTCGCGCGGCCCACCGAGATCTCGGTCGTGGACGATCCCGCCAACGAGGACGCGACGTTCGAGCTGATCGGCGCCGATGGCGCCACCAAGATGATGAAGTTCGCGCCGCCCGTGGCCGAGACGATCGAAGCCGAGGCGGAAGAGGCGGCGTTCCGCGCGTCGCTGCTCGCCACCACTGTCCTCCGCAAATCCAACCCGAGGTTCTCGATGACGACCAAAGACGTCTCCCAAGACGAGCAGCTCGCGAAGGCGTTGAAGAAGCTCGCCAAGGCGCGCGCCCAGAAGATCGTCCGCAAAGCCTTCGGCATCGCCGACGGCACGAAGATCAAGGTCGGCGTGAAGGCCTACGTCGACGGGCTGATCAAAGCCGCCGTCGCCGATCGGCCGACGAAGGACGAGGTCACCAAGGCCAACGAGTCGATCGTCAACGGCCTGATCGAGGCGATCCGCTCGGGCCCGCTGCCCGACAAGAAGGTCGAGAAGGCGGCCGAGAGCGAGAGCCCGATCCGGCTGGTCGCGGACGACGAGGGCAAGACCGGCGAGAACCAGTCCGACGAGGCGAAGGCGCTGCGCAAGAGCATCGAGGACGCGAAGGGCAAGCTCGAGAAGCTCAACCAAGGCGGCGGCGAGCGCGGGGCCGATAACGGCCGGCGCTACGCGGCCGCGCTCTAACCGGAGGTCCCGATGTACGCATCGCCAGGCCAGATCATCGTCGAGTGGGTCGATCCCACGGAGGTCGTCACGGTCAGCCCGAAGACCGGCCGCAAGGTCGTCGTGAAGGCGTGGACCGAAGACGAGCTCCAGAAGGCGCTGCAGACCGCACCCCGCGCGGAAGGTCGCAACGGGATTCTCATCGGCGTGCGGAGCGGCGGCGTGCCCGCCGACGCCCTGCGCAAGCACGTCGGGGAAAACCTCCGCACCGACGGCGGCAGCGCGCTGATCATCGGCACGCAGACGTACACGAAGACGCTGTAAGCAGCACGCAGCACCACAACTGAGGCAAGCGATGGGCCCGGGTGCCACTGGCGCTCCGGGCCCTTTTTTTGTCCCCCGCTCAAGGAGTCCGACATGGTCGGCGGCATGAGCATCGACACGATCCTGCAAGCCCGGCGCCTGCTCTACGGCGGCGGCGGGGCGCTCTACCCCGGCATGACGGGCGGCCCGGCCGACTGGCTGCGGAAAACCGCGACCACGACCGGCCTCACGACCGGCACCGGCCTCGTCGAGTTCGATCTCGAGCGCATCGCGAAGCGCCTGTTCCCGGCGCATGCGCCGCTGCGCAACGAGATCCCGCGCGTCGGCCTCACCGGCCTCGGCTTCGGCACGCTCGCCAACTGGCGCTCCATCATCAACATCCAGAACACGCAGGTCTACGCCGGCGTGTCGGAAGGCAAGCGCGGCGGCCAGATCCAGTACCAGGAGAAAGACTTCTCCGCGACGTACTGCGGGCTGGGCCTCGAGTCGTTCGTCAACTTCGAGGCGGAGTACGCCGCGCTCGGCTACGACGACATCCTCGATACCGCGACGGTGACGCTGCTGCAGGCCGTGATGGTGCAGGAAGAGCTGCAGCTGCTCTTCGGCAACCCGTCCACGGGCGGCATCGCGCTCGGCACCACGCCGACGCCGACCGTCACGGACGCCGGC